GGAAGCTCAGGTGGTCCGCCCTCCCCGCCACCACCGCCAAACTCCGGTCTTTCCCAAGGCTTATGCCTGGGATCCATCATGACCGGCACGACGTTGGGACCTTCGGGTGCCGCAGTCGCCGGCGCGAACCAACCGGGATTGGGGGGCGCTCCGGCGCGTGGATGTTTTGCAGGATCCCAATTCGCTTTGAGCAAATGACTGCGGTGGAGCTCTGAAGCGCGCCGCATAATGTCGTCGGCGGATTCGACGCCTTTCGCGAGCGATGGTGGGTTGGGGAATTGCATCTGCACCGTGGCAATCGCGGCTATCGCGAGATCGCCGCGATTGAACGCTTTTGCAATGACCGCTAGTGCGCCAGTCTTTGCCGTGACATCGATCGGAAGCCGGTAGCGTGTCGTCAGTTCATCGTTGAGTTCGGTAACCGGCCGAACGGTCCACGTGCTGCTCGCGCCACCGACATGCGCACGCCTAAGCAGCGGCACGTTGCCGACAAAAGCGCCTTGCGCATCGCACGAAATGCCACCGTCATCCCGGGCGGCCGAAAGCGAAAACGCGCGCAATCCTCGCAATACGAGCATGCGATTGTCTCCGTTCGGTATTTGCAAGCGTAGAAAGGAAAGTGCTTAGCTAGGGTGAGACCGACTTGGGCTCACCGGATGGCCTCGACGACCGCCTGGGTGAGATCTTCGGTGATCTCCCCCGCCATCTCCGCCAGCGACGAGCGCAGGTAAGAGCGCTCCGGCATCGTGACCGCCGGCAGGTTCACCCGCGCGGTGAAAACCTGCTTGCCGCCGACGGCGAAAGCGAGCGCCTTGGCTTTGTCGGGCACGATCTCGTGGGGCGGGATGGTGCCGCCGAATTCCTGGATCGCGGCGTATTTGACGTCGCCGGATGTGCCGATGCGGACCGCGACGTCGGCCGAGGATTCGTCGACCGTGGCGATGATCGAGCTCGCCAGCGCGCCGCTTCGCGTGTTGAGTACGCCGCCGGAAAGCTTTTGCTGGATCTTCGCTTCCAGCGCGACGGCGAGCACATTAGCCTTGCTCGACAGCGCCTGACGCACCCGGTCGGGCATGCCGGCAAGACTCGCGCTGTAATCGTCGCGCAGCTCGACCGCAAACATCACGCCCCCACCACGCTGCGATACGGATCGAGCGAGGCGCGGACAAAATCCGGAATATCTTTCAGGCTATACGACGCCGTCTGCTGGCCCTGCACGGTCTGCGCGCTCTGGCCGACGCGGGTACGGTAGCGATAGCGCTCCGCCACCCATTCGATGCAGGCATTGTTGATCGCGGCCGGAACGAAGCCATAGGAGATCAGCACGGCGGCGCCGCCATCGGCGGCCGTGAACGTGTACGCGCCGTTCGCGACCGCATATTCGCCCGCGGCCGGATTGCTCGCCACCGCCACAAGCGGAGCGCCGTTGGCGTAAGTGACGCCGGCATCGCTGGCCCAGGGCCCGAGCGGCGCCGCCGCCGCGACGCTGTACGGTCCCGGCGAAGCCGGCACGCTCGCCGCTTCGTTCTCGACCGCATAGCCGGCCGTATAATCGACCACGACGTTCTGCCGGCCCTTGCGATAGAACGTGCGAAACACGTCGAGCGCCTGCGGCCGGCCGGGCGGCAAGCCGTCCCAGGATTCGAGCAGATAGCCTTTGGCGGACGGCATGCCGACTGGCGCGGCCGCGGGCACGACGGCCGTGTCGATCAACAACGTGATGATTTGCAGCACCGGATAGTGGCGCAGGAACAAACGCGTCTTGTCGTTGCCGTCGAGCCGCTCCATGAACAGCCGCGGCGTCAGCGACGGCCGGCCGAGATAGGCGGTGATGGCGCCGCTGACGTCGGTGATCAGGCGCGAAATCAGCGCGTCGTCGGACGAGCCGATGCCGCTCGAGCCGGCGAGCCAGGTTTTGACGTCGGCGAGGGTTGCGAGATCGGATGCGGCCATTGTCAATCCTCCGCCGCGATCTTTTTCGACCCCGCCCGCGGGCGCCGCGGCGCGGCTTTGGGCTTCTGCTCGGCGCCGGTTTCGACGAAGCCGAAGCACTCGATCAATAGCGCACCGATCTCGGCCTCGACCTCATAGAGGCCGTCGCGCGGCGCAATGACGACGCCGGCGACGCAAGGATCGCCGACGCCTTCCGGCGCTTTCAGCTTCATGGCATGCCTCGTGATTTTAGGTGGGGAGTCGGCGCCATTTTCCAATTTCGCTGGCCCTCGAACCCGATTAAACTTGCCTCGCGACCGGGGGACAGCATGACGATCGAACAGCAATGGCAAGAACTGCGCGAAACAATCCGCGCGCATATCGCAAAGCACGGCCGCTGCATTCAGGCTGTCGGTGTAACCGAGAGTGACGCTCCTGGAACGCAGCCGTTCATGTACACGATCGGGAACTACGCCCTGGGTCTGCCTGAGCTATTGATCGTTGGCACGGATAAAGCCGCCTTCGGCGGCGTATTGAACCAGCTCAGCCAGATGCAAGTCGCCCGCGGGAGGGCGTTCGAACACGAAGAACTCGTCAGCGTCGGCGGCAAATTTCCGCTGCGCATCGTCGACACCGGCGACATCGGGCACAGGCAATACGCGTACTTCGCCCGCATCTATTACAAGAGCGACACGGTCGAAGTTCGTCAAGTGCTGTTGCCGGATCCCCAAGGCCGCTGGCCCGACACGCCGGGCTGCGATGCTCCCTATCGCGAGCAACCGATTTTATCCGCGAGCAAGGGCGCCGCATCCTAAACAGCAGCAGGTTTCTACGTGAAGCCCCCGCTGCTATTCAGGCACAGAGCGGCCGCTGTCGAGCATCAGAAGGCACATGCCAGCGTCGCCAGAGTAATGCATATGCCGTCCCTCGGCGATGCTCTCGATCATTCACCGCGCCTCGATCGGCGCAACGGCCAATGTAGCTTTCGCTGCCGCCAGTCGTACCGCCGCATTCCGGTGGTCATAGAGCGCCAAAAGCGCACGGCGCCGGTCACCTTTCCGACTTTTGAGCTGGTCTGCAATTGCAGACATGCGATAAAAGGCCCGGTTGACGTCCGCTTTATGGCCCCTCATTAACCCATGGTCGTTCAGGACTCCGAGAGCAGCAAACAGCTCGACCAGGTCGGCCACGTTGAGAGTACTAAAGTCATCCACTTTCCTCATGGCTTCAGCACGTTGAATATTTTCAAGACACCAAGGCTTAAACGGTAACGCTCCGCCAAATCTAAACTTGCTATCCGAGCGCGATCGTTACGTCTTCCGGCTGTGTTGGATGATTCACCCAGATTCTGACGCGCGTATCGGCGCCTGGTACCTTTTGTTGCAGGACCTTGGTGCCGGGAACAATATCTACACTCACGATACGATCAGGCGTCTCCAATCGGCCGTCAAACGCCGGTTGGTTGCCAAGATCAACTTGCGGCGATAACCCGATTACAATTCGAGTCTGGCCGTCACAGTCGGGAGTAGAGCCGACAGCGATGCAAGCAGGTTTAGACCAAATAATGGAGCCGCGGTGGATTTCAGGTATGTCATTCGTATTAGAGCCTGTAATGAAGAACACAGCGTTTGGGACCGGGAGAGTTACTGACTTTGATTCCATTATTGCCCTCCTTGATTTCGCAAGATCCCACCCTGCCGCTGACTGCAACTCAAGCACTTCGGCAACAATCTTTGCGTTTTGCCGTTTGGATCAATCGCATTTAATCGTATCCAATAATCACTTCATCCGGCATTGATGGCTTGTTGGTCCAAGCTCGGACACGCGTTGTCGTTCCGGAAACCTCCTCTCGCAGAAGCGTTTCGTCATCAACCGTTGAAATGACGAGGGCACGGCTCGGCGTTTTCAAAATAGCGTCGAATACCGGCGCGCCACCGGGATCAACCTCTCGTGCCGGACCGAGCGTCACTGCCGTCTCCCCATCCATCGACGGATAGCACCCTATCGAAACGCACGAATCGGTTGCGAGGATTTCTACCCCCCAAACCGGAAATGGTGGGTCTCCTCCGTCAGGATCCGAGATGAATAACAGAGAATTCACTGGAGCAGCCTTTACGGTTCTGGTCACAGTTACCTCATCTTTTTCAAATTGCCCACCACCCCGCCTTGCAGCCGGCTACACCAAATACAATGCGGGTAAAGGCGCTGGTCCTGTCCCGTGGGATTTAGCGCGCTGGGAGGTTGATGATCCAGCACGAAATTGCCCGAAGGTGTGCCCGGATCAGTGCTTCCACAAGTATGGCATCCCGTATCCGCTCCAATCCCATTGATTTCATCACGTTCGTCGGTGGTGAAGTCCCGCCCCGGTCCACGCGCTGGGATGGACTCACCTGCGAACGGCCCTGGTCCGATTCCGGCGCGCCCAAACGCGGAATGGAGCAAATAGATGAGCGCGGTTGCTACTTGCACTGCCAAGAGAATCTCACCGACCGGCGGCTCCGCGGCTTCAACGGCAGCGATGCCGAGCCATCGTGCGACAAGCCTCGCCAGCGACCAGATTCGCTGCGCCGACGGCGGTTGCGGGCGAGGGGCTTTGGACGGCTCTTCGACTGGTGGTTCTTCGAGTGGTGGACCCTCGTTATGCCCCATACCGGGGGCGGAACCGGGTTGATCTACGATACCGGCCTGGCCGTCTTTGGGGCGGAACCGACCTCCCCTGCCGCCGGGCGTTCCGGCCGGCCAACCGGGATGTTTTGGATCATCGGCCGCTGCCTTGGCCGCCGTCGAAGGGCCCACGTTTAATTGCGGAAGCGCCAGCAGCCATCGGGAACACGCTTCTTGAAGATGGACGCGATAGTCTCCGCTCGCCGCTGTTCGTCCTGCTCGGCGAGCGTGCGGATTGCCTTGGCGATCTCGATCTGCACATGCAGCAGTCGCGGCACAGCGCTCAACGTGCGCGGAAGTGGTGGTTTCATGTGTTCGATCTCGTGGGCGCGCCATTCCTGGCCGCGACCCGGCAACCCATGCGGCAACGAGGCCACATGGCTGCGCGGGTCACGCCCGAGCTTGACGAACGCAGGGTCGCGGAGTGACCTGGCACCGAATTATCCCGCCGCGATATTGGCGATCACCGCCATGGACGGCGGGAAATAGTGCTGCAGCACCTCGTCGGCATAGACGCCGGTCTCGTAACGGCGCGCCCGCGGCGGCCATTCGATCTGGTAGTAGTCCTGCCGGGTGCGCACCTGCATGACGTTGCCGACGTTCGACAGCGGATACGGCAAGGTGCGCGAGGTCATCAACAGCGCGCCCGCGGGCATGTTGGGATGCACGCGGATGTCGAGCACTTTCGGGCCGGCCATGGAGAACTTGTTGAGATAGCTGCGCACCATGACGCCGCCGCCGAGCGCGCCCTGGTCGGCATCGAACACGAAGCGCTGCGCCGCTTTGGCGTTGCCGGACTAGACGCTATTTCGGAACAAAAATACCGCGATCTAGATTCACTAAGCACATGCCAGCATCGCCTGCATAAGGTTGCCGACCCCAGGACTCAATGGCCTGGAGCATCTTTCGAGCAGCTTCTGGTGCAACAGCGAGCGTCCCCTTGGCCGCCATCAAACGGACCCAGATATTCGGATGATCAAAAAGAGGCAGCAGCGCTCGCCGTTGATCACCGGGTCGTCGCTTCAATTCTTCCTTAATTGCGTCCATTTGCCCATAAAGGCGATTATATTTTGCATTGTCGTCATCGAAGACCGCCTTATCTTCCTCAATGCCGAGCGCTGCAAAGCGCTCGACCAATTGTGCGGTGGTGAGACTGTCAAGATCGGAATTTTTCACGGCTTGAGCACTCCGTACTTGGGATTTGCAGCCAAATGCTTCAGCGCTCCGCATCTAGCTCAGTACGAACGAGCCGTCGCGGAGACCATTAAGAATAAGCCCGGCATCGGCAGCTTGGGGCAGACGATTGGAGTCCGCTATTTGGCGTAAGACCTCTTTGGAGATATCGGGCGCCAGCGCCAGCATAGTAATTGCAGCCTTCAGCCGCACCTGCATATTTGGATGATCAAGAAGCGCGCGAAGCGGGTTACGCTGATCGCCTGGACGAGCCCTTAGCTCGTCTTTGACCGACTGCATTTGATCGTAAAGCTTGTTAAACTTAGTATTGTCATCATCGAATATGGCCTTGTCCTGATCGATAGCAATCGCAACAAAGCGCTCCACCAGCTCACCTACGGACATTTCTTTAAGCTTCTGATTTGTCATGGTTCGAGAACCTTGAATAAAATGACCGCACTATTTAGGGACGAAAATACCGCGGTCGAGGTTCACGAGGCACATGCCGGCGTCGCCCGCATAAGGCTGACGACCCCATTCTTGAATCAATTCAATCATCCTCCGTGCCGCTGCAGGAGCGACTGCCAGAGTTGCTTTTGCTGCCTGCAGCCGAACTTGCAGATTCTGATGATCAAAGAGCGCAAGAAGCGCGTTCCTTTGGTCTCCGTGCCGAGCTCTCAGTTCATCTCGGATTTCAGCCATCCGGTCGTAAAGGCGATTGAATTCAGCAATTCTGTTTTCGAACAGCGCTTGATCCTGTTCGACGCAAATTGACGCAAAGCGATCGACGAGTTCGACTGTTGTCACGTCCTTGAGGTTGAGCCCTTTCATAGCTTGAGCACTCCAAACCTAGTTAGAGCATCGATGCCTACGCGGCGACGTTCTTCCCAACTTTTGCCTCGTAGATAATCTCGTGGTGAGATGTCGCCATAGTCGGGATTCTTCGTCTGGAACCAGGCATTAATCTGCCAGTGTTTCAGCGTCGGGATGCGGACCAAGTTATCGGGTCCATCGATTTTCTCGTCCGAAAATCCCTCCTTCCTGGCGGGAGTTTGCTCGACGATATGATGGATATCGTATCCAGCTTGTGGATTTAGCACATCCTGCTGCAGTTCCTGTAGGGTCTTCGGTGGCGAAAGATAGGCGCGTATGTACGGCAGGGCTAGGGTCGTTACCCAATAAACTTCCTGCAGGACTTTGAGATATCGTGCCGCCAACCCTTTTCCTGCCACCGCTAGCTAGTATGCAGCGGCCTTGATGAAATTGTTGAACACTCGCGCGATCGCCGGGGGTTTTGGTGGAATTGGCGGCGGCGACTCATCGAATGGCGGCCCCTGATTGTGACCCATACCCGGCGTATTTGCCGCGACGGCCGCTTCACCATCCTTGGGGCGAAATTGTCCTCCTTTGCTGTCTGGCGTTCGCGCCGGCCAACCGGGATGTATCGGGTCATCGACCGCCGCCTTCGTGGCCTTCAGGCTTGCCCCGCGCGATCGGGAACGCGCTAATAGCCACTGGCAACATGCGTCGCGGAGCTCTCGCCCGGCTTCCCCGTCCAAAGCGCTGATTACTGCCTTTTCTGCGGTCGGCAGAGGTTGTGTGTGCTGGTCAAGGAGCACCTGGATTGCCTTGGCGATCTCGAGCTGCACGTGCAGCAATCGCGGCACAGCGCTCAAAGTGCGCGGCAGCGGTGGTTTCATTTGCTTGATCTCGTGAGCGCGTCATTGCGGGCTTGACGCGGCAATCCGGCTGCGAGGCAGCATGGATGCGCGGGTCAAGCCCGCGCATGACGACCAAAGAGGCGCGGTCGGATGGATCGCAGCGGCGTAGAATTACCCCGCCGCGATATTGGCGATCACCGCCATGGACGGCGGGAAATAGTGCTGCAGCACCTCGTCGGCGTAGACACCGGTCTCGTAACGGCGCGCCCGCGGCGGCCATTCGATCTGGTAGTAGTCCTGCCGGGTACGCACCTGCATGACGTTGCCGACGTTCGACAGCGGATAGGGCAAGGTGCGCGAGGTCATCAGCAGCGCACCCGCCGGCATGTTGGGATACACGCGGATGTCCAGCACTTTCGGGCCTGCCATGGAGAACTTGTTGAGATAGGTGCGCACCATGACGCCACCGCCGAGCGCGCCCTGGTCGGCGTCGAACACAAAGCGCTGCGCCGCATTGGCGTTGCCGGCGCGTTTCAGCCGCGCATCATCGACACCGGAAAGGGAAGCCAGTCACTACGCGCGAAATCACTCAGTCTGGTTCCGTCCCCCGCTTGCTCCCAGCATATTCTATGCTTTGATATTTTTTGGGAAAATACTGCCGCTGCAATGTGTCGATGATTTCATCACCGCGAATATATAGGCCCATGTCGGGCCAATCCTTGAGGTGATCGTCGAGGGCTACGGTATATACGATTTCCCACCCCGGGAATTCCTTCACGATATCCTGCAGCTGATAGACAATAAATGGCTGAAATAGGTCGAGATTGGCGACAGATACCTTTACTTGATCCGATTGAACGAAATGATAATGCGCGGAAAAGTCGCCCAGCCCCGCCAAAGAGTCGGCTCGGCCGTATTGCTCCAAAAGACTCTCAATTCGGTCTCGAAGCAGCAGGAAGGTATTGAATTGCTCGTCATAGCGACGATCCTCATCTTCCTTGCTTTGTATTTTTTTTCTCACAACTGCACCTAACCCTTCTGAATCTATTTTAACGCCGAAATCTACCATTATAAAGGCTTATTCTTGGATCGTCTGAGTGAAGAACCTCGTGAATGAATTTTCGCGCTTGGTCGGGTGTCATGTCTTCGGACCGAATTCCGAGTCTTCCCAAGAATTGATGCCACAGGCCTAAAACTGCCTTCGTATATTCTCTGTGTGGTCTGTCGTTCTTATGAAGGCCTTTCGGGAGTGGCCCAGTGACAGCTTCATCGAAAACCTTTCGAGTTTCGGGTCTAAGCTGATTTTTCTTAAATAGATCATCGAAGATTTCTCTGGGTACGTAGTGATGACCGCCCCGGAGCCGCCTATAGGCTTGATCCGTAATGACACCGCCGGCTCCGCCTGACCAACGTCCGCTACGTCGTCCGCTGCCCCTACGCCAGCGCGGCTGGTCCGAGCGGAAGCCGGCCTTATAAAATTCCTCCCGTAGGGAGGTGCGGAAGATTCTTCTTGCCAACGCGTAATTGTCATCTGGTGCCGTGGTCTCTAAGGATCCACCAGACTGGTCGACAGACGGCGCAACGAGCGTAAGGATTGCCTTGACGATCTCGAGCTGCACGTGCGGCAATCGCGGCACGGCGCTCAAGGTGCGCGGCAGCGGTGGTTTCATGTGCCTGATCTCGTGAGCGCGCCATTGCCGGGCGCGACCCGGCAATCCATGCGGCGGCGAGGCCGTATCGATGCGCGGGTCACGCCCGCGCATGACGAGTCGCGGGATAACGGAGCAAATGCGGCGCGGAACTACCCCGCCGCGATATTCGCGATCACCGCCATGGACGGCGGGAAGTAGTGCTGCAGCACCTCGTCGGCATAGACGCCGGTCTCGTAACGGCGCGCCCGCGGCGGCCATTCGATCTGGTAGTAGTCCTGCCGGGTGCGCACCTGCATGACATTGCCGACGTTCGACAGCGGATAGGGCAAGGTGCGCGAGGTCATCAGCAACGCACCCGCCGGCATGTTGGGATGCACGCGGATGTCGAGCACTTTTGGCCCGGCCATGGAGAACTTGTTGAGATAGGTGCGCACCATGACGCCGCCGCCGAGCGCGCCCTGGTCGGCATCGAACACGAAGCGCTGCGCCGCATTGGCGTTGCCGGCGAGGATCTTCTTCGACAGGTCGTTGGCGACCTGCGAGCCGACCCACATGGTGTCTGGGGAGAGCCGGTAATTGTCCCAGCGGTTCTTGAGCGCCGCGTCGATCTCGACCACCCCGCCGGCGCCGTCGCCGGTCAGGGTCGAGCCGGTCCCGGCGGTGCCGGTGGCGAGATATTGCACATAGGCGTTGGAGCCGGACTTGAACGCCTGGTAGAGCAGGCCGTCGAACACCAGCGCGTTGGTCGAATTGTCCGAACCGAGCGCGGCCGCAGTCTGCGTGCCGGCGGCGTTGGCGGTGATCACCAGCGAATTGATGGTGGTGATGGCGCCGAGCACTTCGGAGCCGGCAGCACCCCAGAACCAGGCATAGCCCATGGCGCCGCTGACGGCTGCAACGCTGGCTGCGATCGAGCCCGAGGTGCCGGACGAGATCGATGCCGTGGCATTGGCCGATTTGCCGGCCGCGCCGCCGCCGAACACATCCGACGAACCGTCGGCATTGCTGCGCGTGATCGCGCCCTGGATGCCGCCGGTAACTGAGCCGTTGACGATGGCGTCGAGCGACAGCGCGACGCAGATGACGCTATAGGGCGACGCCGCCGCGGTGAGGCTGCCGCCGGAGGTCGACGGCGCCAGCGACGGCGTCGGCGTGGTGCCGAGCGGCACCGACGTATTGCCGCCCAAGATCAACAACTCCTCGCCGAGCATGCAGGCTTCGAGCCCGATCTTGGCGCCGATCGCTTTGATGTCGTCAAAACCCATGCCGGCATATTGCGCCTCGAAGTCGACCGAGGTTTCGATGCCGATGCCCTTGTAGGCGGCGCTGTAATCCTGCGTCGCCACCGCGCTGACGCCGCCGCGGTTGCCGCCGGAGACGCCGATGCGCAAGCCCGTGGTGTTGATGCCGGTCACCGCGCGCCAGTTGGCCTGAATGCCGCCCTTGCCGGAGACGCGCGGGATCTCGTTACGCAGCGGCGTGAGCATCGGATAGACGAATTTGGCGCCGGTCTCGAGGTCGTAATAGGTCAGGCCCGAGGTCGGCGAATTCGATTCCGAGAACGTGGCTTTCGCCAGCGGATCGCCGGGCAGCGGATTGGCGTGCGCCTTCTCGATCTCGCGCAGGAAGCTGCCCGCATTGGTCAGCGCGGCACTGTAATCCTGCATGGTGTGCGGCAATGCCGACTTGGCAAGGAGATGCGGCAGATTGGGCTGATACATGGTGTGGTTCCCGTGGTTGGTTGTTTGGTTGATTGACGTGAAACGCTCAGCCGTCATTCCGGAGCGACGCGTAGCGTCGAGTCCGGAATCCATATTCACGAGCGGTGGATATGGATTCCGGGCTCGCGAGCTGCGCTCGCGCCCCGGAATGACGTAAGTGGAGACGGACTTAATCTCGGCGCGGACGAAAACCCGGAATGGCGCGCATCGGCTGCGATTGCGCCTTGCGGATCGCGGCCTCGGCGAGCGCTTCGAGCGCGCCCGGCTGATCGAGCAGCGCTTCCGGCTTGGGAAAGATCGAGTCCTCGCTCTTCTCGGCGACGCGCACCGAGGTGGTGCCGAGCGGCAGCGGCTGCGCCTCGATTTTCTTCACGCGCGCGGCCAACTCGTCAACGTGCGACGTAACCGCCTGGATCGCCTTGGCCAAGGAGCGGTCGAAGACTTTTGCGAGCTTCGCCGTCTCGTTGTCATCGGCAGCTTCGGCGGCTCCCTCGCCGGCCTGCGGCGAAAATTTCGGCCGCGTCTCCACCTTGGCGCCGGCGACCGGCCCGGCCGCGGCGCAGCAATCCGGATCGAGCCCGACCAGGAGATCGTGGGTTTGCTTGATGCGTTCCTTGTCGGCCTTGGAGTGGCGCGCGCCGATCTTGGCGAGCGCCTCGGCCAGCGCGGCGGACACGGGATTGTCCTTGAACTTGCGCAGCTCGGTCGAGCCATCGGCCTTGATCACCGCAAAGGTCGCTTCCGGCAGGCACGGGTGATCGACCAGCGACACCTCCATGGGCTCGGCGGTGTAGCGCATCAGCGCCGGCTCGTCCGGATCCGGCCAGCGCTTGAGATAGCGGCCGCCTTGCGAAAAGCCGGTATAGACGCCCTGCTCGACTTTTTCCCACTCGGCGTCGTCGACCACTTTGCCGCAGATCTCGATGCGCTTGTCCTCGTCGTTGAAGGCGATCTGGACGAGCTTGCCGGCCGCCACGTTGGAATGCATGGCGCGCAGGTTGCCGAGGCTCTTGCCGTCGGTGACGGACGCGAAATTGCGCGACCACTTCTGATAATGCGGCTTGGTCGAGGCATAGTCGCAAACCTCGCCGGACACATCCGGCTTCTCCGCGGTAACGACGCCATAGACCAGGCGCTGCGCCGCATCGATCTTGGTAATGGGCACGAAGATGTTCATGTCGTTCATTGCGCACTCCTTGTTGCGTTATGGCGGCGCATGCGTGTCGGTTTGGCCGGAGCGCCTTGCGCTCCGGCCAGCGGGCAGTGTTCAGTTAAAAACGCGAGGCAAAGAGCGTGGTGGGAGCGTCAGCTACGCCTTCGGCCTGTCAGGCCGCGATGTGGCGTTCAGCGTCAGCAGACAAAAACCGCGGTGAGAATGCTCAGCGGCGGAACAACTCCATATCGGACATCATTCCCTACTCCACCGAACGCGTCCGGGATGGAGCCGTACTTGAAATCAGGAGGCGGTTTCCATCGACACCTCCACATCGCCGCCCTTACGGCTCTGATATTCAAGCCGCGCTTTTGCGAGGGCTTGTTTTACCAGTTCGACATGTTCACGAACATTCTTCGGCAGCTGCTCTGCTCCGAAGATACGAATCGTGTAGGGTGGTTCGATAGCATTGATGCCTCCCCAGATCATAGAATCGATCAAAGCGTCCGGGCTCGTACCGTGCCACTTCGGTGCACCGATGGCTGCAAGAAGCGCATCATAGAAATCGATCACCGTCTTCCAGTTGGTGGCATCAAGTTTGATGAATTTCATAGTTCTACTCGCCGCGCGGATTCAGTTTAAGGGGATAAAAGCTGAGGTAATGGTTGTTTGTGTAATAGATCGCTCCGGTACCGGCATCAATCACGAGTCTGCCTACGCCTCTTGCGGCGCCGAGCCCCGACACGTCGAAAGCTATATATCTGGCCGTGCTAGAAGGCAGGACAGCTCCCGTCACAGGGTGCTGATAGTTCTCGTAGACGTGTGGATGCACCATACTGAAGTCTTGATTTAATATGAGAGTCAGTGCGTCCGCAACGTTTTGCTGTTCGTCCGGCGATATCGGGCCGTTCAATCCCTTTGGATCTAAGGGATCTCTTCCTGGCGGACGGGAAATGCTAAATCCATCGGGTGTTACTTTGAGCTGTGCGAGCTCCACACGGTTATTGCTGGTCACTGCACCGAAAAGGCGAAGCAGATGATGCGGGCGAGCCACTCGTCGAAATCGTCCTTATGCTGCGGCTCCTTGGTCCGCACGACCTTGGCCGCGGTCTCGCCGGGCACGAATTTTGCCCGCCGGCGCTTGGCGAGGTCGCCGGCGAACTCGGTGTCCCAATAATCCTGGAACTGCTTGATCTGGTCCGGCGTCCAGCCCTGCGGCACGCCGATCAGCGCGTCGGGGATCGAGCCTTCGGTAAAGTAATCGAGCTGCCAGAGCTGACGGCGCAGCGCGATGTTGACGGTCATCAGCACCTGCTGCACCGGCGAATGCGTCCATTCCTCCCTCCCCACGCTCGCGGACGAAGGCTAAGGAGGGAGTAGGCGCGCACGTCGCGCGGCCGGCAGGTAATGTCGTGCGCGGCGCAGCCTGCAGGATTCCGCCCGCCGCTCAGTCGTATGCAGTCCCGCGTCGAGCGCCTTCGTATTGAATGTTTTGAAGGTCCTTTGGAAAGTATTGCCGCTGTAGAGCATCGACAATCTCGTGCGGTCTTATATACAGTCCCATATTTGGCCAATCGTTGTCGTGGCCAGGAACAGCAACGGTAATCTCAATCTGCCAGCCAGGGTAGTCCTTGATAAGACACTGAAGTTCACTCACGATTCGCGGCTCAAGCATTCTTAGATTCTCAGCAAAGACGACGACTTGCGGATAGCCGCTGTAGTCGCCATGCACGGTGAAGTCACCGGGTTCCAGGGCTAAGAGCTTGTCGGGTCGCCCGAAGTGCTCCAGCAAGCTCTCAACGCGGCTATACAGCTCTCCAAAAACTACAGCCTGTTCTTGGTAACGTTGCCGTTCTTCTTCAGCTCGTGTCATCCGTCACTCCACCTCTCCGCGGCCACGGCCTAAGTAAAAGTATTGTATATATCTTAGCCGTTGTCGTATGATCTTTCTATTGAGTCCCCCAATGATAGGATCGTTCGATCCTCGAATTTTTCGATAGAATTCTTCGGCCTGTTGCGGCTCCATTTGATCGTCTGTCATTTTATGTTCCGCCAGATAGTCCCTCAATGCTTTTTCGACAGCACGGTCATAGATCCTATGTTCACGATTGAAGAAATTCACGGAAGGGTCCGCAAGCGCACCGGATGTAGCGTCCTCGAAGACTTTTCTTGTTTCAGGTTTTAGGTTGAAATTTTTGTACACATCCCACCCCACCCAATGGTGCCCCTCACCATATTTCTGATAACGTACACGTTCATCTTCGACTGATGCAGAGTTCCCCGCAGCCTCGCCGCCTTCGCTATCCTTAGGCCGAAACTTACCGCCTCGGCCTCCTGGGGTGCCTGCCGGCCAGCCGGGATGCTCGGGATCGTCGGCGCTAGCTTTTAGAAGTACCAATTTCGCGGACTGCGTTTGCCCGTTCGCGTCCGACCCGTTCGCGCCCCGGCCTTCAGCGGCCGCTTCCTGTCCCTGCGCATTCGCCTCGATCGGCACAAAGCCGGTCGCCGTGAGCACCATCGGGCGGTCGGCGGCGGCGTTGTCGAAGGGGTCGAGGCCGAGCGCGTCGCGCATCTCGTTGAGTGTGAGCGCGCCGACTTTCAGCCGGCCCTCCAGCACCGTCTCGGGATCGCCTTCGTCCTCGTCGAGCCAATGCAGCTCCAGATCGGGCGAGGAAAATTCTTCCGCCACGATCTCGTCGATCAAATCCTTGACCCACTCCTTGGTCGGCTCGAGACCCTCCTCCTCGGCCTGGGCCGATTGATTCTCCGCAGTGGCGCGGTTCATCGCCTTGGTGGCCCATTGCGGCGGCACCGAAAAGGCGAAGCAAATGATACGGGCGAGCCACTCGTCGAAATCGTCCTTGTGCTGCGGCTCCTTGGTCTGCACGACCTTGGCCGCGGTCTCGCCGGGCACGAATTTTGCCCGCCGGCGCTTGGCGAGGTCGCCGGCGAATTCGGTGTCCCAATAATCCTGGAACTGCTTGATCTGGTCCGGCGTCCAGCCCTGCGGCACGCCGATCAGCGCGTCGGGGATCGAGCCTTCGGTAAAGTAATCGAGCTGCCAGAGCTGGCGGCGCAGCGCGATGTTGACGGTCATCAGCACCTGCTGCACCGGCGAATAGCCGTAGACCCGGTGGGCGCGCACGTTGCGCGGCCGGTAGACGATGTCGCGCGCCGAATAGTTGACCGCGGGCAGGCCTTTGAGCACCTGCTGATAGGCCGGCGGATAGATCGTGGTGCCGTCGGCCGTGGCAAACGGCCGCGGCGTGCGGCCCCAATCGTCGATCACGCGCTTGATGGTCGCGCCGTCGAGTTGCGCCAGCGCGCAGAGCTGGCCCGAGCGGGTGCGCTGGCTGGCCTATCCAAGACAAAAAAGTTACGCGCGACAATGCGCATCACAACTTTCACATTGCCTTAACAGAAAATGCAGAGCACCAACGAAACGATGCGCCCCAGGAGATTCAAAGTGTGACTTGCGTTTAGGCTGCGTATCGGAAGGTGTGCTTAAGTAGTAGTTGGCGCTGACTGGCAGAGAGCTCTGCGCGAGAATTAAGCAACTGCCATGCGGCAACTTCGAAACTCACGTTGTAGTTTTTCGCAATTGCCTCTAGTGTCTCTTCTATATCTCGTATCTTCAAATACGCGATAAGGGCGGCGCCGCGCGTTAAAAGTAGCTCTGCGCCAAACGCATTTGCCCTTTGTTCGGGCACCTTCGGGACTTCGCCGCCAAAAACCTCCGCAACGGGAAGAGAACCCTTTCGATCAACCAAAAGATGGCAGATTTCATGAGCGAGGGATGAGCGTTTTCCAGTAGGGAAATGGGATAGGCGACCGTTTCTGTTAATTAGAACCGTTGGGCCATGTTTAGGTCCCCAAGCGCATAGCGCATCTATGTTTTGCGAGCGCAAATCAATTTCTGTCAGCTTCACATTCCATCTGTTCAAAATTACTTCAGGATAGACAAGGCCGTCCTTAGCAATAATATCGGGCTTGCCACGCAGCCACTCCGCTAGTAGCCGCCCTTGCTCGTTCGGCACTTTCGACTGATATTTTTCTAATTCTTTGACTGCTTCGGATGAAAGGTCATCAAGTATGGCGGTCTTAACCTTTGAAGCGGACTTTATATTGTTAATTATTGCTCGCGTATCATCGTCCGAAACCAAGCGCCCGACCATTCGCGCAGCGGCCATAAGCTCATTGGGCTCATATGCCGTTACCTCCCAAAACGTTTTGAACTCTGCATTTTGCGTGATCGCGTTAATTGTCGACCTTGGAAGTCCAGAGGAAATTTCTACTTGATCAATATCAGAAATGCTTCCTTTTGCTTTCCATGCTTCTAAAATCGTCTTTGTCCGCCCATCGGATTTCGCTTTGATTCGTTCAGCGATTTCATCGCCTAGCTCATTTAATGCTTCCATTACTGGGGAAAGAGCCACCTGTTTCACACCCGATGACGTAGCTATCAGCATTAAATTTCCTTCCCGCAAGAAGAATAGTTTAGGAAGCGCACCTCCTTCTACGGCACGGGACAGATCATGCATTTCTTCGAAAGCGAAAACTGCGTTGTCCTCCGCATTTATCATTTCTTCCGATGCGCCGATCTGTCGGTCGCGCAAAATGCTTCTGAGTAGTTGCGGCGCAACGGGGAGAAGACCCATGGGGTAAGCTTCTTCAAGCAGAAGATATCGCCAAGAAAAAGCAAGTCGCTCAAGCAAATCATCCCAGAACCATTCGACACCGACAATTTGGCCCTCTTCGTTTCTTTCACCCCATATTAGTTCTCCAGCAACCCAAACAACAAGGCTACCGTACCCCAGAGGATGCTCGCTCCCGGGCATATCGAGCCACTGCAGATCGAATTGAAGGCTATCCGGCCTGCCTATTGAATGTACCGTCTGAGCCATGCTTCAAACTCTTTCGAGCAGTTCTTCTGAGCGGCCAACGCTTTCAACTGAGTTACAACTTCTCGCGGAACCTGACCCTTACACGGATAGCCATGGTAAGACACCCCGCCTAGAGTGATAGCTGCCTTGTAAACAACGCCTTCATGAACATTATATATGTTTCGTGGGCAGTCCGATGACGGCATACTAGGATTATTCCATCCTACGCCCGTGTTAAGAAGTTGTTCCGCAAGTTCCTGCGTAATTGTCTTTGGGCACTTGCCGACCTCGACGCCCCCCTCAACTTCAAAGCCGGCGTAGTCGTTGTGCCACTTGTGCTTTCGTCGTCTTTCCCCTGGGTCGTATTTCCAAGGCACCCACAAACTCCCTGTCTAGCCCGCCAACCATTCTAATTTTTTCCAGCCTCCAGCGCTAGCCGCCACTCATGTCCGACGTGGGTCATTTTCGGCTAGCCCTGCCGGTTTTGCCCGCTTGTCGATATCTGTTTCGTCCGAGCAGCGAACCTACAGAATGCGTGGTTCCTGCTTCTCTGGGGCATTCGTTAAAGCTTGCGGTCACCCGCACTTAGTCGTAGGCGCCACCTTGTCGGGCGCCTCCATACTCAAGGCTCTGGAATTCCTTGGGAAAATATTGTCGCTGCAGTCCGTCAATAATTTCGTGCGGGCGAATATAAAGGCCCATGTGGGGCCAATCGTCGTAGTGACCTCGCATGGCGATCGTCATCGTGATCTGCCACCCTGGAAAGTTTCTGATAAGCTTTTGGAGCGCCGCGACAATAGGAGGCCGCAACATTTCCAGGTTGGAGACAAAGACAACGACTTCGGGATATCCCAGATAATCGCCGTGGACTGTGAAATCGCCTCGGGGCTGCTGTGGCAGATAATTGGGTCTCCCACACCGTTCAAGAACCTGCTCTACAAGAGGATACAATTGCTCGAACGTGCGAGACTCTTGGTCCCAATGGTGGAGGTGTTCGTCGGGGGGCGTCATATCACTCCTCATCACCGAATGCGCGTAGCACGCCATACCTTCGAGAGTAACGAAGCATTTCCATTCTGACTTTAAACCGGAGGACGCTGATACGCGGCTCGCGTGTAGTCAATACCTCCTCCACAATCTCCTTTGCCTGCTCAGGAGTCGCTTTTAGCGTAGCATCCTTTGAGACATCGACATCCATATCATGCTCCTTCAGATACTTCTTAAGAAGCTCCTCGGCAGCATCATTATACGCGTCATGTTCAGGCGACCAACGATTCACTTTCGGATCGGCGAGCGGACCGGAAGTCCAATTTTTGAACACGGCCTCTGTCTCTTTTTTCCATTCGTATTTATTGTACACTGCCGTCGGCATCCAAGTATGCCCTCTACCTTGAGAAGGAGGAAAGGCGTCGGACCCGATGCCGGGAGTGTCTTCCTGCGCCAGACGAATCTTTTCGTCGCCCGACCTCTCTGACGCAGTCGGCGTTGCGTTCTCGCCTTCGTTCGTCGCATCGTCCTTTGGCCTAAACTTACCGCCGCGACCTCCCGGAGTGCCGGCAGGCCAACCGGGATGCCCGGGATCGTCCGGTCGGGCTTTCCCAAGCACCGACTTCATCGAATTCGGCGTTTGCCCGTTCGCGTCGGCATTTCCGTCACTCACCCTCTCCCCGCCCGCATTGGCCTCGATCGGCACAAAGCCCGTAGCGGTGAGCACCATCGGACGGTCGGCGGCGGCGTTGTCGAAGGGGTCGAGGCCGAGCGCGTCGCGCATTTCGTTGAGTGTGAGCGCGCCGACTTTCAGCCGGCCTTCCAGCACCGTCTCGGGATCGCCTTCGTCTTCGTCGAGCCAATGCAGCTCGAGATCGGGTGAGGCGAATTCCTCCGCCACGATCTCGTCGATCAAATCCTTGACCCACTCCTTGGTCGGCTCGAGACCCTCCTCCTCGGCCTGGGCCGATTGATTCTCCGCGGTGGCGCGGTTCATCGCCTTGGTGGCCCATTGCGGCGGCACCGAGAAGGCAAAGCAGATGATGCGGGCGAGCCACTCGTCGAAATCGTCCTTGTGCTGCGGCTCCTTGGTCTGCACGACCTTGGCCGCGGTCTCGCCGGGCACGAATTTTGCCCGCCGGCGCTTGGCGAGGTCGCCGGCGAATTCGGTGTCCCAATAATCCTGGAACTGCTTGATCTGGTCCGGCGTCCAGCCCTGCGGCACGCCGATCAGCGCGTCGGGGATCGAGCCTTCGGTAAAGTAATCGAGCTGCCAGAGCTGGCGGCGCAGCGCGATGTTGACGGTCATCAGCACCTGCTGCACCGGCGAATAGCCGTAGACCCGGTGGGCGCGCACGTTGCGCGGCCGATAGACGATGTCGCGCGCCGAATAGTTGACCGCGGGCAGGCCTTTGAGCACCTGCTGATAGGCCGGCGGACAGATCGTCGTGCCGTCGGCCGCGGCGAACGGCTGCGGCGTGCGGCCCCAATCGTCGATCACACGCTTGATGGTCGAGCCGTCGAGCTGCTGCAGGCCGCAGAGCTGGCCTGAGCGCGTGCGCTGGCAATACAGCGTCGCCGCGTCGATGACGAACATGTCCTCGAGCAACGCGCGCAGCCAGGTCTTCCAGCGCGTGATGCCGTCGGGCTTTTGGAAAAAGGCCTCGATGCCGGCGATGCGCGCGGTCACATCGGGATCGATCGCGGCGCTGCGGCGCTTGGATTTCGCGTCGCGCGGCCGGATGCGCCAGCGCTGGCGCTCCATCTGGTCCTTGCGCGTCTCGATGACCAGGCGAAGCACATCGTAGGCGTCGGCAAAACCGCGCAACTCCGCAAAACCGATGCTCTCGTAGGCGCGCGGCCGGGTGATGAGGTTGTAGCCGGGCGGGAAATCGAACCGCCGCCCCGCGACATCCGGCGGCGCGATCGGTCGCATCGGGTCGAGCGGGCCGAACCAGTCGGCACCCGAACCGCGCGCGATGCCGTTGCTCGACGTGGCTTGGGACGTGGCTTGGGACGTGCCTTGGGATGTGCCTTGGCTTTGGCCGTAGGACACCTGGATCTGATACGGCGACAGCGGCCAAGTCGGCTGGCCGGCGCCGCGCACCTGTTCGCTCATCGTGATCCTGTTTCTGTCTGGTCGTTGTCGCGGCCGAGGGCGCGCGGAAAAAGTGGGCCGGGATGCCGCCGTCAAAATAGCTGCGGCAGATCCCGGCCCGGCGACCCACGCCATCTTCCCGCCAACCCGCTGTCCGGGAGGGACATGCGTTCCGCCGGAGCTGAAGACGGAACACACGGGCGTTGCAGCGGTGCGCGAAGGCAAGCGTGGACCAAGCCCGCGCAAAGCGGGCCGTCGCATGCCGCCGCGGCTCACAGCCGCGGCGGTATGACTGGAAATTCAATGTCGGAAGTGGATTTCTAATTCCGGCTGACGCCAAACGAAACTGTCGGCCACGGACACGACATGCCGTTCAGATTCCGACGATATAAATTATCAGTACAACACTGAGCGGCAAGATCATGGTGGACAGCACCCGACGCCAAGCCCGCTGCGATATCCAGAATATGCAAAGCGCTACCGCGACGGCAGCAGACAGCAGCGGGCCGAAAAAGATAAGAGCCGGTCCCGCGATGAGGTCTCCCTCCCTTGGACCTGGGTCTAATGGATTGGCGAAGGCCCACCACCAGAAAGCAGCCAATATGGTTGGCCAATAGAGGATTCTATCGTCGATCGGAGGGGCTCGATTGTCGTCGTTTGCGCCGTGCATATCGGGATATCATTCATCGTTGCAGCCGAATGCGGCCGGACCGGTACAGCTCATAACCCAATCTCGTGTCTTCGGCATCCTGCTTGGCCGAATGCGTGTAAATCTCATCCTTCGGTTCTTTGGCACGGAATTCAGAAACAATTGTGGCGTAAAGGTCCACGAGTGATAGTACATCCTCCTTGCTCATACCGGCTGCCGCACCGTAAACGCCAATCATGATATTCTGATAGTGGCGATAATCGCGAGCATAGGTCCAGTCGAAACGTTCGGCATCGAGAGGTGCGCCAGGCGCGAGCGGAAGCAATACCTTCGAAGCGATCGTCGCTATAACCTCAGGATTATCCAGCAAGACCCTCGGCCTAAGAGCATTAAAATCTTCGGCCCAAGAACTGACCGCAGCTCCCGCCTGCGCATACAGATCCGGCGGCAAGCCAACCGGCCGGAGAAGCGGATTGCCCTGAGCATCGACTATTTGATCGCCGTTGCTGTCCACGAAAGGCACCGGTGCCCTCGGATGGCCGACCGATACTTGATCAGCCCCAATGGTTTTAATGTCGAAGTAGCGAGACCCGAAGAGGTGCGCGAAGGAGCCCAAAAGCGAGCGCCCAGCGGTGAAGATCGCATGATAGAGGTTGCGTAGATCATTCTGCACATCAAGCGCGTCGGTGCCGACCTTACTCCCGCTCGTCCACTGCCCGCCGTCGCGATTGCCCGCCGGCACGCGCGGCTGATCGGGGCTGTATTTTTTGAGCTCCGGCCGCAGCTCCGCCATCGCCAGCGCCGGCAATTCTTCGCCGAGCTTGCGAACGCCGCGCGCGAGCACATCCAAATCGCGGCGGATCGCGGCGATCTCCGCGCACCGCTGCCGCAGCAATTCGTCCTCGTCCGGCCCGGCGAGCATGCGGATCGCCTCGGCGATCTCGAGCTGCGCGTGCAAGGTCTGCGGCACGGCGGTCAAAATGCGCGGTCCGTTCATGCAATCGACCCTTTGTCGTCATCGACCAGCTGCTGGTAGCCGGCCTTAAGGAGGGACTCGACGTCGCCCGGCTCCACCGCGATCACGCGCTCGGCGTCGACCATGTAATATGTACTGGACAGACCGTGAACACCGGAGATGTTCTCCGGCGCGCGCAAGCGGATCTTCGGCGGTGCTTCGGGCGCCGCCGCGGCGGCGGCCGGCTGGGCCTGGTCCTCCACTTTGAGGCGGTAGAATTCGATGATCGCGGTGTTGTCGGCTTTGAGCATCAGTTCGGTGACGGCAAAGACCAGCGCGTCGGCGTGATCCGGACTGCCCTCGCCGCGATAGCCCGCGGTGGTGAAGGCGCAGAGCTGGTCCTCCAGCACGGCGAAACGGCCGACGTGATGCACGACACCCTGCTCGTACAGCGCCGATACTGGCTCGGCGCGCAACACCTTGCCGCGCGAGGCCGAGATCATGTGCACCGACAGATTGGGATCGGCGGCGCGGATGACGAAGCGCACCATCTCACCGCCGAAATTTTCCTCGGCGACGATGCGGTCGGCGTCGAAATCGCGATAGGCCTGCACCGCGACGCGGCCCCATGCGGCGGGCGCATCGCGCAGCGAGCGGTCGGCGAGCACATAGGCATGGCCGTCGGCGCCGCGCGCGGCAACGACGATGCCGATCTCGTCGGCGCGTTCGTCGTCGCGGCTCGAGGCGCCCGACGGATCGACCGCGACGACGACGCGCTGGCGGTCCGCCTTCGGTAGATCGGTGACGCGGGCGCGGGCGATCATCTCGTAGCTGAACAGCGCGCCGTCGAGATCGTCGATATAGGCGCCCTCGAAGAAGCACTTGCGCTGCCGCTCCGGCAGCCGTTCGAGGCTTTTGAGATAATCCGCCGACAGGTTATCGGCATTGTCGCGCGGATTGAGGAACATCCGCTCGTAGTTGTCCGGGTCGTCGAGCGGCAGTTGCGAGATCGGATCGCGCTTCTCGCCGAACAGCACGTTGGTCCAGTGGCCTTTGCTGGTCGGGTTGAGGTCGTAATACGCGGCCTGCCGCAGATCACCCGCAACCTGCGCCAGCCGCGTCAGCGCCACTAGCACCGACGAATAGGGAATCTGCGAGCACTCGTTGAGAAAGATGGTGGCGTATTCCTTGCCCAGTATCTTCTCGACGCGCTCCTGGTCGTCGAGGCCGGCAAGCCAGATTTCCGATTGGTTGTCGAGCGAAAAATACCCTTCGGTGCGATGATGCTTGAACGGCACGGCCGGATTCCAGAATCGAAACACCTTCGGCAACGTGTCGAGCGCAATCGAGGGCCGCACCGCATTGGCGCGAAAGCGCAGGATGGCGTGGCGTGAGGCGCCCACGCGCAGCGCGCGGGTGACGATCTCATGGACCAGGAGCGTGGTCTTGCCGGACCGCGCGCCGCCCACGAGCAGCGTATGCCGCTGCGTGCCCTCAAGGAGCTCTTGCGCTTCCTGCTGCCTGGCAGTGGGCTTGAATTGGGACTTTTGAGACGGCTCGCGCTCGTTTCCCATTCGCGTTCTGTCGTTTTGCTGCTCGGTGAATCACACTCCTGCGCCAGAGAGAGCGGCGCTCACTGTTGAGCCAAGGATGAAATAAACGGCGCGCTCACCGCGCGCCAAAAGGACTATTCTTGGATATTGGCCATCGGCGCGATGCACGATCAGATCGCCCCGATCAAGTTTGTTTGCGTTGCGTCGCCAATCGCCGCATCAAATGCTGCTTGCGCTCCCGCAGTTCCGGCAGGAACTGCTCAAGATCGCGCGCGACATCGAGCGCCACCGCCGGGCTGAAAAGTTTGCCCTCCTCGTCATCATATATGACACCGTCGGTAGCACGAGCATAAGCTATCGCAGCCATCCACGCCGCCGTTGAATTGTTGACATTCAGCCCACCCCAGATAAATGCAAACGCGTACTTCCATTTGCGATCGAATTTCTCAGTTCCGTAAAACTCCATCATCTCTTGTGCGTCTCTGGGGTGAAACTCGAAATCGGTCAGTTCGTCGTGCAATTGGCCGAGCCATTTACCGCTGATCTGGCTTGGCGGTACGTCATCGGACAGCCGCAGCCGGAAATCCTCGGCGTCGATCGCCTGCTGCCATTCGGCAACCGAATCAAGGGTCCGATCGGAGAAGACACAGATCTGCATCGACATGAAAGCTCCCAGCTCGCTAGTCCCACCAAGTGGTCGCTTATGTGCAATCGAACGGATCGTTGGTAACCGGGAGGCAAACTGAAGTTTTGCTCAATATCGAGGGGACTGATGCGCAGCCCTTGAGGACATCTAGGCCGCAAGCTTGTCCGTGGCCTTGATAACCTTGTATTTGACCGCGGCATAGCGGCGGATGTTTTTCAGCGCGCGATGGCGCCGCGGAATTTGATAGACGTGAGCATCGTCGCCATAGACCATTTCCTGGGCAGCGTTCCAAGAAACGGCGAGCAAAGCGTGGAAAGCCGGCTCTTCGTCCGCGCTATAACGGTGCATGTGCTCTTCGATCTGTTCTGGGGTGTATCTGTGGGCCGCGAGATCGGCCAACAATTCAAAATACCGCCTCCGCATGAGCGCATGACAGCGGGCACGATTTGAAAGGTCCGCAGTCAAATCGAAAGCCGCGAAGATTGCGGCGAGCGCGGCGCAAACTCCCTTAACCCAGGCCCAGGGGAATAGCTCAGTGACGGCAGCTGCGCCCAAAACAATGATGAAAAACATCAAAGCTCGATGGGCGCTATCAAGGAACGCCTCGCGGGAGGCGTGATAGCGTGCATTCATGTAGAGGTTACAGCGAAGGCCATCCTCTATGGCCGACGCGGGGGCCTCGGTCCCGGATGGCCCGCGTCGTCTTTCCGAATCCAATCTGGCGGACTGGGCGGCGGCGTTGGGGGCGGTGGAGGCGGCGGGGGTGGAGGCGGCGGAGGTGGTTCCCTCGGTTCTCTCGCTGCTTGCCATGGACTGCTCGTTTCGATCTGGCCGCCAATCATCTTATGTCCCCGCCCTGAGAAGCGGAGCATAGCATAATCTAGCGGCGGTTGTGTCGCTACAGCCTACTTGCTGCGTTTACTTGCGCGTGGCGGGCGCGGACCTGGATGTAGCGAAGCAGGCTTTTTGCCGCCGGATTTTGCCGGACCTCTACGGAAAGCTGGAGTCTTCTTCCGCGATTTCTTCTTGGCCATCACGCTACGCTATCTCAGAAGCCCGGGGCTGGGCTACCGTTAGTTTGACAGCTATTTCCAGACCTTTCCGCATAAGCGCCATCACTCGAACGCGATATTGATGGCGCGCAGCCCGCGGTGGGTGCGATCGATCTCGAAGCTGACGGGCCGGCCCTCGAAAAGCGCGCCGGCATTCGCCGGCAGGTCG